ATGATCGATCACATCATAAAGACCACAACTGAAAACCTGACCAAAGCCAGATTGCGTAATAAGAAATATAAAAATAAACGAAGCAGGACAGGCAGTCAAGCCGATGATGACATCATGTATTGCATTGTATGTAACCGATGCTGGGAGTACCATAAGAAAGGAAATGGCAATAAGGAGGATAAGATACTTTATTATAATAACTTTGTAACCTATGGTAAGGAAAGAGTGGTTTGTGTCTACTGCCATGAACATTGATAATAAGCATTTTTTGGGTATGGAATTGGCTAACGCTTATTCGGAAATTGTCTACAATAATGGGTGAAGTTTCGTTCTATATAGCACAGGGTATCATTACCCTAACTGCATTTTTCCTGGGGGCTTTTGTTTACCATCGAGGTCAGACAAATAAGCCCCCTTCTCCCTTTTTAGATTTAAACAAGCCAGATGAACAACCACAGGCAAACTGGGATGAGTTATGAACCCACCATCCAAGTAGACTACGGATTTGATGACTTTGAAGATATTCAGGTACTTTGGGCTCATTTGGCGATCAGTGCGATCCAGGCAGGATTCCATCCAAGAGAGGTATTGATTGGCTACGCCTAAACTAACAGATAAACAATTAATGTTTTGCAAAGAATACCTTATTGACCTCAATGCTACACAGGCTTGTATTCGAGCAGGATACAGCGAAAGAACAGCAAACAGGCAAGGATCAGAGAACCTGGCAAAACCTGTCATAAAAGAAGAAATAGACCGATTAAAAGCGATTAGAGAGAAGAAGGTTGAATTAACAGCAGAAAAAGTATTGAAAGACATTGAAAGAGTGAGAAATAAGGCAGAGGGAAGCGAACAGTACAATGTCAGTTTAAAAGCAAGTGAACTCCAGGGCAAACACCTGGCAATGTTTACAGATAAGCACAAGGTGGATGGTGAGATAAAAATGCCAGTAATTAACATTAACCTTGCAGATGTCTAAAGCAATCAACCTCAATCTAAATCAAGCCAAGTTCATCAAGTGTGAAGAGCAAGTGGTTGCTTTCTTTGGTGGTATTGGTAATGGAAAGACCTTTGCAGGGATATTGAAAGGGATAACCAGAGTGATGGATCCTGAACAACCTCCGCAATTAGGGATGATAGCCAGGCAGACCTATCCAGAATTAAGAGATTCAACACAGCGAACATTCTTTGAACTATTACACTTATGTGGATTCTTACCAGGTGTACACTATGAGTACAAAAAGCAGGAAAACAGGTGCATCTTCGCCAATGGACATGAGATCATCTTCAGGTCATTGGATGATCCTGCAAAACTATTATCGATAAACCTGGGGTGGTTCTACATAGACCAGGCTGAAGAAGTATCTGAAGAGGTATTTCTTACGCTTCTTGGTCGTTTAAGGGCGGTATCCACTCCGCAATGCTGGATCACAGGAAACCCATTAGGGCATAACTGGGTTTGGCATCGATTTATACATGATCCTGTTCCTGGTAACATCATGTTCAATGCCAAGACAGAAGAGAACAAGGACAACCTACCTGATGGGTACATTGAAAGCCTTAAAAAGAATTATAACGAAATATGGATCAACAGGTATCTGTACGGATCCTGGGATGCCTTTGAGGGGCAGATATACCCAGACTTTGAACCAAGTATTCATGTGGTGAACGATTTTAACCCTGATCCTTCCTGGCGAAGATTTATTGCCATCGATCATGGGAGGACCAACCCAACTGCTGTATTGTGGGGTGCTGTAGATAACGATGATAAGATATGGATATACAGAGAGCATTACGAAGCAGGGCAAGATGCTGAATACCATTGTAGAGCCATTAATGCTTATCAGAATGAAGGACGATATGAGACGTATGTGATCGATCCATCTACTGGTGCAGGAAAGAAGGACGATCCAGAGACCATAGGCAACAGATATAGACAGATGAACATCCCTGTTATTGGTGCGAATAACGATGTCCAGGGTGGTATAGACAAAGTCACCGAGTACATTAAGAGAAATAAGATATTTATGACCAGGTCTTGTGAGAACTTGAGAAGAGAAATGGTCAATTACCAATGGGAACAGCCAAGTGCATCCAGGATGGACCTGAACTCACCAGAGAAACCATTGAAAAAGGATGATCACGCTGTAGATAGTTTGAGGTATTTGGTAGGTGAGGTAGTGCGAAGTGCCAAGAAACCTGATACCAAGACCGATACAGAGAGGTTTATTGACAGTATTGTAGTTGATGTAGACCATTCACAGCCACAATGGGATAATATTTAATGTCAGTAGAGCATAGAGGAGAAACTTTTCCAGGGTACAACAAGCCAAAGAAGTATACTGGTTCTGGACGATTTAAGAAGAGAGTATTAGCCAAAAAAAATGGCAAGGTCAAAGTAATTAATTTTGGTCATAAAAGTTATAAGCATAATTACAGCGAGAAAGCACGAGATAGTTATTTAAAGAGAAGTGCAGGAATTAAGAATAAAAGCGGTCAAAGCACAGCATCTGATAAGTTTAGTGCAAATTACTGGTCCAGGAAGGAGTTATGGAATGCCTAAAGCATTTTGGGATAAAAAAAATCCAAAGAAAAAGAGTAAGAAATTAACTCCTGGGCAAATAGCCTGGGCAAAATCATACAGTGCCAGTAAGGGTTGGAAGTATCCAAACTTAATTGCGAACAGTATGGCATCAAGGAAAGCATAATGGCAGGAATGGATTACACAAATGCTTCAGATCAGCAGTCTGCTTTAGACCAGATCGCAGATGTAGCAGAACGAATACCACAGGTACAGAATTGGCTTGATAAGAGCAAGAAAGCAAGAGCAAGTCAAGCAGATAGATGGCGTAAGAATGAACGTCTGTATTATGGTAGGCATTGGGCTAACCCAACAAAGGGTGCAGAGAGTCAGTCCAGGATGATATTTAACTTTCCTTTGGCTGTAGTAGAGACCATATTGCCTATTATTAATGATTTTCAGCCTACAGTAGATGTAATGCCCAGGGAAAAGAATGACATCTTCTTTAGTGAGATGATGCAGAAGAGATTCCAACAGATCGTAGAAGAAACTGACCTATATGGACAGATATTACAGGCGGTTAAAGATAGTCTTATTTATAGCAACGGATTCTTACAGATATTGCCTATTGTTACCGATGAAGGCGTGTTTAAAGGATTTGATGTTCAGGTCATTGATCCATTTACAGTAGTACCCCATCCATATGCAACAGACCTGGACCTCAAGTCTGGTGAATACTTCATGTTTGCTGTGCCAATGGAAACATCCAGGATATACAGAGAATTTGGTATTAAGGCTCCAGCAGATGGAAAGTTGGATGATTATAAAGCATATCAAAAAGTAAACGATAATGGTGGCATAGAAAGTGCCAATGTAGAAAGTGAATACGACATGGCATTGGTCATTGAGTGTTATTCTAACGAGCAAGATAAAGAGAAGTATCCAAATGGTCGGCATACCATAGTTGTTGGGGACCAATTAGTGGTAGATGAGCCATTGGAATTGTACAGGATGCCAGTATTTATGGTGTCTAACTACAAATCACCACACAATTTCTGGGGAATAGGTGAGGTAGACCTGGTTCGCACACAGACCAAAGCATTGAATGAGACCTTTAGTGCTGTTAATGAGAACATTAGAAAGATGGGATTTCCAATTAGAAAGGTAACTCAACGAGCCAAAGGGCAAATGACCAGACCAATAACTGGGGCTCCAGGTGAAGAGATCACTGTAGTAGATCCAAGTGACGTAACTTTTGAGGTTCCACCTCCAATACCAGGATACATACAAAATTACATTGCCCAAGTCGGTCAATTCATGGAAAGTATTACTGGTGTGAACGATGTAACTCAAGGTCGTAAGCCAGGTGGCGTAACATCAGGTAGAGCCATTGTTGCATTGCAGGAAGCCAGTCAGACCAGGCAACGATTTAAGATCAATAAGGAAGTAGCAAGGCTTACTAAAGAAATTGGTGAATATATGGTCCAGATGATATTGACCTTTGATGAAGAGATACGTTCTATTAGAGAACGAGATGCAGAAGGACAGTTTGAGTTTACCGATTTTAATCCGATGGCTGTATACGATGCAGATGGCAATATGGAAGGAACACCAGAGTTTGATCCTGGGACTGCAAAGAGACTCCAGGATAGTGAATTTGATGTGGACGTTACCACAGGTAGTAGGTTTGCACAGGGACGAGTTGCCAATGAAGAACGAGCCCTGGAATTATATCAGGTTGGTGTCTATGGTATTGAAGAGGTGGTCAATGCCTTGAACATATCCGACAAGCAAGATGTTATACAGAATTGGTATGTGAGGAATCAACAGGTTCCACCACAACAACAGATACAGCAGGTTGAACAGATGCAACAGCAGTTAGGTGCATTGGTTGAACAAACAATGCAAGAAGGTCCAGGAGGACCAGGGGAAGAAGCATTGGCACAATTAATAATGCAGAATCCAGCACTTGCAGAATCACCAGATTTTCAACAACTACCTGGAGACATCCAGGAACGAATCATAACCGTAGCAGGATTGGTTGGTGGGCAGGGAGAGAATCCAGAAATGGACCAACCCAGGGCTTGAGGTTTAACTCTGCCCATCACATAACATAAGGAAATACAATGCCAGAACTAAAAGTCAAAGGTAAGAAAAAAAAGTTTAAATACACTGAAGCAGGAATGAAGGCTTATAAGAAAGCAATGTCAAAAATAAAAGGCAAGAGTTCCGCTAAAAGCGACACAACTAAATCACCAGGAGATATGTCACCTGCTGAATTTAATTCATGGAAATTGAATAGAATGAAGAAAGGTAAAATGAGAAACGCTCCTTCTAAAGGATATTAATTGTATCAACAGTATTTAGGCTTACTTACCCCTAACGAAGCACATAAACTAAAGAATATGGGCAGAATAAAGGGTATGAAATCTGACTTTTCTCACGAATTGATCCAAAAAGTGGCAAAACGCTACCAATCAATGATAAATGACCAGGAGTTTATATTGCAAAGTCCCAGTTACTGGCGAATTGAGACACGCCCAAAGGGACATATATGGCATTTTGATGGCTGTAAGTTGGTCAATGGAAAGTTTGAGGATAACCATATGGCTTGGTGTCAATATGGTACAACAGTTCTTTTATCTGATCCAGGTGAGTTTACAGGTGGAAGTATATATTTTGAAGTAGATGGTGAACCAAAAGAAGTAAAGGACCACTATCTGAATGGCGTGTGTTATACAGCAGGAAAATTTAATAACCCTGTAAGGCATATGGTAGAACCACATCAAGGAAAAAGAACGGTTCTACTCATGTTCTTTGCAACCAAACCAGTGTCGAAAGACCAACTGAAAGGAAAATAAAATGTCTGAAATCAATATAGTAGGAACAAATAATTTAAACGTACAACCTGAATCTGAAAAGATAACGGTAGGAAATTTTAGTGGAGATTCAATGGTAGGTGAAATGCAACCATCTACAGATGACTACGACAATATTTCGATTCCTGGAGAACTCCTCGGGGAGCAATCAACCCAAGAATCAAATACAGAACAGGCTGTGACCACAGAGTCAATAGAACCAGCCGAAACAACCGAAACCAATAAACCAGAACAGGAACTTTCAGAAGGTGAACAAGAGCAAACCGATACGGTTAGTGACAATGAGGCATTAGACGATGATGTCGTTTTTGAATCAGAAGATGGCTCAAGATACACTTTATCTGACATAGAATCCTGGAAACAAGATGCTGATAACAGGCATGACTGGAGCAAATCCAATACGGAGAAAGCCCAGGAAGTAGCCGATCAGCGTAGGGCAGTAGAGCCTTTGGTGCAGTTGGTGGAGAAAATAAAAGAGTCGGAAGATTTCTCTGAAACGCTTATAGAAGCGATTGAAGATGAACTTGGTAAAGAAGCAGGGCAACTGTTTAAACAGTCCCTACAGATGGATAATAAAGACCTTCCGAACCCCTGGGAATCTGAATTACAGGTAGCCCAGGATAAAGTGGCACAGATGGAAGCACAACAGGTCTTGGACCAGTCAATGGCAGATCTCAAATCAACCTACTCGTTGGACAATGAGCAAACCCAGGAAGTCCTGGATTATGCAATCGAAAGACATGAGAAGGATGGGAGACTGCTTACCCTGGAAGAAGCCTACAAGGTGATGAACTTTGACAAACCAAAAGAAGAGATCAAAGCAAAACCAAAACCATCTGTACCAGTAAACGTAAAGAAAAGCGTTGGTGTCAAAAGTGACAAGCAAAGCAAGATCACTTCGTATGATGACATTGATGTTGGTTCTTTTTTTAACACATAAATACCGAAATAAAGGAGACATAATATGTCTAACATAGTCGTAAGTGGAACAGGATCCGCTTCATTAAGTGCCCTTATTCAGCAGTATTATATGCCTGTTTTGTATGATAACATCTTTAAGAAAAGTCATCCATTACTTGCAATACTGAAGGCAAAGGCAAAAACATTCAATGGTCGTGAGATCGTTGTACCAGTAGAATCTGCATCTGGTGGTGTAGGTGTATTTGGTGATAAGCATGGTTTGGGATCATCATACACACCAGCATTGGCTGACATTGCACAAACAGCATCGTACAAACCTACAATGCTAACAGGTCATTTTCTTTTAACAAAGGAAGAGACATTGTTAATGAATAGTCCACAGGCTATTAAGAACATTGTTGGTGCAAAAGTAAAGAACCTTCAAAAAGGTTTGGAAAAGACTGTTGCAGAGAATTTATTTGCAACTTCTTTAAGCCCTGCTGAAGCCTTTAATCCATTAGGCGTATTACTTAATAATGCAGATGCAACAGTAGGTGGTATTGCTACAGTAGCCTCTCCTGCTTCTAATCAGTTCTGGACAACACCAGTATTAGATCCGACTGATTTTGCTGGATCAACTGGTAATATTAGTGATGATAATCCAGATGCTGGAACAAGTGGATATATTGCAAAAGCAGATATGGTTGATGCTTCTAAAGATACTTACATTTTAAAAATGTTAGCCAGAGGAGTTGCAAATGCAAAAGCACAAACTGGTGAAAACCCAGACCTTATTGTTTGCTCCCAGGAATTGTATGATCTTATAGAAAACGAATTAGATCCACGAAAAACAGGTAGTAAGATGTCTGAAAGAATGGGTTCAATGGGATTCACTGGATTAAACTTTAGAGGTATTGATATTGTTGCTGACCAGGATATAGTTACAGCACAAGATCAGGCTGATGGATCAAACGACAAGTTTGGATTTGATGGTCGTATTTATTTTCTAAACACAGAGTATTTACATATGTTCTTTAACTCTGGTGCAAAGTTCACTGCATCTGATATGATCGAAGATACAAAAAGTAATACATTTGTGCAGAAAGTTCATACATATGGTAACATGATTGCAACAAATAGAAGGGCTCATTGTGTTATTACTGGAATAGAATCCTCAACTACTTACGCTCCTGGCGTTTAAGTAACTGAATAACGAAATATCCCCCTCTTTTTTTAAGGAGGGGGATATTTAGCCTGGAGAAATTATGACAACAGTTGAAATGAACACCATATTGGGAGATAGAATGGAGGACTCGGCAGGAGACCTTTTTTCTGATACCATCAAGGAACGATACTTGAATCGTGCCCAGGACAAGGTGATTCAGGCACTAAACCCACATTTACTTACAGACCTCCATATCTTGAAAACTGGAATATCCATGTCTACCGATAACGATGTAGACACACACTTTAAAAGTTATTTTACACCAACTCTTACAGGAGACCTGGCATCAGAGCCATTTGGTGGACCACTGGGAATATTAGGAATACGGATCAATGATAGCAATTTTATACGAAAAGTATCCTTTGATATGGTCAAAGATTTTACAACAGGGTATGTATCCTTTAATGGGACCGAACCTGTTTACTTTGTGTTCAAGGGTAGGATATACATTTACAACAATACAGCCAATGTGGATTGTTATTACCTTAAAGAACCTGCTGTATTAACAACATCTTCACCAGCAGTAAACTGTGAATTGAACGCCATATTCCACGATGCGATCCTGGAGTTTGCTGAAGCAGAGTTATGGAGACTGTCAAACCAGCCAGATCGTATGAACTCGGCACTTGCCAGGGGATACGAGTATATTGGTAGGTACAACCAGAACCCAGCCACAAATGTGATAGGAGAAGGTTTACCATTCGATTATTCCAGTAGCAATTCCTTGATCGATCCCATATACCCTAATTATCCTGTTGGTTAATGGCTAATTACATTGACATAAAAGATTTTGATGGGGTACTCACCAATGCAGATATTGAGGACCTACCAGATAACGTAGCCCAGGAGATCAAGAATCTTAAGATCCAGGCTGGTAAGTTAGAGAAAACTTTCGGTGCAGGAACACCATCAGGAATCCCCACAATAGGGTTATCCTTTGTTAATACTACATTAGGCACTACTTATACTGTCTACAATGTTTACACCTTTGTATCGGATAAATTCACAGGAAACTCCAATGAAGCAGGAGATGGCTATCGATATCTATTGGTCACAGTTGGTGGCGATAATAAGACAAAATTATGGTGGTTTGATCCATCTCTTCCAGATGTAACGGACCATTTACAGGTTGAAGATAATATTATGTGGTTTCAAACAGCATCTGCTCATAGTATTGTAGAAGATGATTATGTTTTGGTCCAGGATTGTAAGAACAATGCTTCGCCACAAGCCGACATATCTGGTGCTGGTGTGTACGAACAGGCTGATGTAGTTCCATCAACAACTACAGTAGGAATAAACACCGATAGTGCAACAGGATACGGAGGTAGTTTTTTCGACTTATCACTTGCATCAGGGGTAACCAGCAAGTCTTTTGGCGGTAAAATACAAAGCCATTTACAAGCAGTAGATAGTATTAGTTATGGCAGTCCAGCAACCGTTTCAGATACTGTATATCAAATTGCTATAGCATCCATGAATGGCAAAGTATTAACCCTGGCAGTTGTAGATCCGAATAGTAAAGAAGTTGTCGTTTATGATGGATCGTCGGTTAGTGATTTATCAGCCACTACCTACAATGGCATTAAATCAAATTCTGGTTTTAAAGTATGTAGTATGATTGGATTTAATAATGCTATATATGTTCATTATACTTATGGATCGATAACTGCAGTTAACCCAGTAGTAAAATATCAACTAACAAGCGGTGGAGCCATTGCAGAAACAGTTGTGTCAGCTACAATAGATGCTAATGCATCACCTGGATCCTATATGCACATTGCAAATGGTAATTTATACCTTTTGAATAAAGGAGATAAACTATACAAAATCACATCCTCTGATTCATTAGCACAGATACCATTTACTAATATTAGTGTGACTGCCGATAACCTTCGAGGATTAACATCGATTGTTCAAACCAATAACATCACCTCAAGTGGGGTAACAAGTGGACCAGATGCCAATCATCACTATTTGTTTATTGCAGAAGAAATATCAGGTGGCAGATGTCAATTATATGCTAATGATTTATTGGATACTGGTAATTCAAACTGGTATGCCCAGGGATCGCCTTTTGATGCTTCCGATGTATATAGCATATCTTCAATGAATTTTAAACAAAACAGTAGCAGAACTGAAAGTGTAGTAATTCACTATCAGGATACACCAGAACAATATTTAAAATACACTACTCACAACAATACCAGCGTGGTCAATGGGTATTCAAATGTATCATCAACCTTCGGAACTTCAACAGAAGTTAATTTCATTGCATCTACCTACAACTCACCCTCAACTCAATATTTAGTAGTAGGAACTAACGATGTGACAAGTCCTGCAAGTAATGGTTCATTATATCTTGTCAATCAAAGTTTAGGAGTCACAACGGTAAATACACAAGCTACTGGAGTAAAGGCAACCTGGAATCCCAGGTGTTTTGCAGATTGTGTTACCGAAACTCATGGTGGTCAAAACTTTTTTGAACACGCCAAAGGGTACATTGCCATATACGGAACAGAATCAACTGTTGGTTCTCTTGCGGTAGCAAGTGCAGATATTTACAGAATGACCGACATTGGATGGTTAGCCAATACCTGGAATGGTTCTGGTGACTGTGATTACAGATGGATAGACCTAATGAGTTATTATGCTATTAAAGAAGTGGACACATCCAATGTATCTACTACTCCAGTTATTTACCATAAGAAGGATAGAAACCCTATTGTGGTCAGTGGGGATAACATCAGATTTCTACCTGGTGCTGTGGGTAAGATCAGTAGCACCGAAGCCAAAGGAGTATGGATTGGGCATATTGATAGGTCGCTTTTTAATAATACAGTATCTGCTGTTGCAGATTGGTATGCTTACTCGAATAAACTAAATAATCCATTTTCCATTAGTAGCACAAAGATATACGATACTGGGGAGTCATTACGACCAGGTAATAGTGTAAAGTATAATATAACTGCGATCTACGATGGCATACAGGAAACATTATTTGATAAATCAAAAGAACTGGTTTTATCCGATACGGACATAAATAAAAAGATAATTGAATTAAATATAGAGTTTGATGCCAATGCTTTAAACAAACGTATTACAGGTTTAAATGTATACAGGGCAACAGAGTTTACCAATACAACTAATTTTGATGGATATAGTAACTATCAGTTAATTGGTCACATGACCTTTGTAGACACTCAAAACGATATACCAACAACCTCAAACACAATAATGACCAGGATTCATGCCTGGAAAGATAACATAGTATTTTTAAAAGATGTAGATGACCTAACCAGTTACGATGGTGAAACATTAGGTAGAAATAAATATGCTTTAGATACAGATGGTGGTTTTGATGGAATTGACGATGTAAAAACTTGGAAAGGACCTACCAGTAGTTCATCTTCAAACAGACCATTTCAGTTCCTGCCTTATCATTCAGAATTGCAAAGAACAATGACAGCATCGCAAGGGTATATGGTTGTCTCTGCTTTGGCAAAGGACAATACATTAAAAGATTCAGCAGATCCATCTAAATGTCAGTTGGAAGATGAAGCAATCACTATATCTGATACTACAGTAACTGCTGGAACGAATATGATCTACACTGCAACGATTTCTGAAAGTTCGCCCTGGAAATTCACATTAAATACAGATTTGACAAACACAGATGAGTTTGCAGTAAATGATACATTTATAACAGCCAACCATACAGGAATTACTTGGACCATTACAGAAGTTGCAACTGCTTATTTAAAGGCAACTCCCAGCAGTGGATCTTCCTATTCTGGTGCAACTGGAGTAATAAAATTAAAAACCGTTGCCAGTGGTGTTATAGTAAACATAACCAGGGGGCAACTTCCAATAACTCATAACGTAGACCCTACTCCATCGGTAATGACAACTGCTGTATCTCATGCTACAGGAACCAATATTCATATTAGGGCAGAAAGTTTAGACAGGTCTTATTCTCAAATAATTTTAGATACCAATGCTCATTTTGGAGATAATTATCTTGACGATGGCACTATGATCGGTAGTGATTGGAAGATCAGAAAAAGAACCACATTTGGATATACCAGTACATCTCAAGAATCATCATCTGGTGGTGCTTATGGTGGTCAAAAAGTTGCTTTTTTATTTTTTGAAGATCCTGATGATATAACAGGAACATTAGGAACAGATACAACAGGCAGTTTAATTACACAAAATTCTCTTGCTGGAGATGTATTAATTACCAATTATACAGTTGATATAGCAAATAATAGTAATACTGCAACAGAAACAGCAAACAGCGAATCGTTTCTTATTGAAAGCAACAGCGTTTATGAGCCCACATTAGGTGGTTGTTGGATAAAAGTTAATAAAGGGTTTGGTTCAACCAGTCAAAGCAATTCTGGTCTTGTATTTGAAAATGTACGAATATTAAGTGGTTTTAAAAGAACCAACGCTCAAGGAGCAACGACTCCTGGTATGGCATTTAATGTGACTTCTGGAACCAATGTTCGTGTGGTGTGCCAAGATTACCAATTAGAAGATTTAGGTGAAACGAGTCTGCAATCTGTGTATTCCAATAGAATTAATGCCCAATACGCTGTCAAATTAAAAGGTAGAATGTTTTTGGGGGACCTATACCTTAATCCAGAAGATAAACAAGAAGAAAGACCTGATTGGATCGCCTATAGTGAACTGAATCAATACGATGTGCGACCAGTGTCTAATGTAGTTACTTTAGATGACAGAGAAGGTGGTGCAGTTACAGGTCTTGCAGTGCTATTTGGCAGACTGATCATATTTAAACCTCAAGCCATATTTATTATGAATGTAACAGATCCAGCCGATTCCAATACCTGGAATGTAACAGAGTCCAAGTTCAGCATAGGGAATATTGCACCAGAAGGAGTAGTAGAGGTCCACGATAGTGTTTACTTTGTATTCCACGATGGTATCTATGCAGTAACATCCAATATGGTAGCAGATTCTACAAAAACACCATCGGTAATGGACAAGATCTCTTTATCCATTGAGGACCAATTTTTATTGGCGAATAGCAAGAAAGATATAAAAGGTGTATACAATCAAAAAGATTCAGAGATACTCTATACCTGGGAGGTAGGTAGCCCAGCAACACAGGTCGTATGGGCGTATCATATTGTACTCAAGACTTGGAGAAAGGTAGAAACCACTACGAACCTTGACATATTGGCTTATGGTGAAAACAGTTATCCTATAGCATGGGATAACACCGATACAGACATAAAGAAATTTGATGTAGATGAAGCAGTAGGAACTGCCTGGAAAAGTAAACGATTTCGTTTGGACCTGGACCAAAAAAGATTAATACGATACGGAATGGTCAAGTTTACAGGGACCGATACATTAACTGTAAATATATACTTGGATAGTTCAGGTAGTGTATCGTTTACAAAAAGTATTACAGCAGATGGAGGAGTCAATCGATTTCCCATTAAGAGATATGGAAAGAACTTTGAAATTGAATTAACCACACCATCGAGTACCAATTCGTTCTCGGTGGAACAAATGAGAATTGAAACGGAGTAAGTTATGGATCCAATGACAATGATGATGATCGCCCAGGGTGTAGGTAAAATGGCACAGTCTGGTTCACGATTAGCACAGCCCAAGTTTCAGAACAGTAGGTATGGTAAACTGTTAAGAAATAGAAAAGATCAGGGCAACCTAACGCCAGGACAAGAGTCTTTAGCATTGGGTAAAACTGCCACAACAGCCACTAAACAGGCAAATCTGGCTAATAAAAGATATATGGGCAGTATGATCAATAAAGGTCTACAAGGTAGCGTATCAGCCCAGAGAGGGTTAAGAGAAGCCGAAGCAGATGTGAGAAGGACTGTAGCAGATACTGGTAAGGACATCTACCAAAGTGAAGAACAAGCAAAGTCACAAGCAAAGTTGGATTATGCCAGAGCAATGGACCAGGATACATCAGAGCGTAGACAAGCTGGTTTAGGTATGGTTATGGCAGGAGCAGATACAGCAATGCAATATGCAGGACAAAAGGCAGGACAGCAACAAGCCACTGATCAATCTTATACAGATGCTATGAATAAATATGGAA